TTTCGTAACTGAATATGTCATAACTTAACCCTCTAATCATTATAGCTGGTCTACATAACCATTCATTGTTATTACTAATGCGCCAATAGCCGCAGGAGTTGCAACCACAACATCCATCACAGGAGTTGCATTTAATGCAGCAGGAACCCTAACAACTGTGTTTTGGAGCTGAGCCGCAACACCAGAGAATGAAGCGTATGAACCAGTCGAACCAAAAGGTGCGAATCTAATAACATCACCAGCAGCATTTGCGGTGTAACTAACGTTTAAAAGCACTTCTACTGGAGATTGTGGAATTAAAGTAGTTAAAACGCCAGCAGATGCAAAAGCATTAGCAGCAACAGCCGTTGTGCGCGAACTAGGTATTGTTACCCCTAAAACTGTAGAATCTGTGCCCGGGTCATACCACATTGTACGATCTAATGCAGCACCAGTTTGCGAGAATTTACGAACAGCCTTTGCGCCATCCATAGAAACCGCACCTATATAGCGATACATGTCGTAGCCTAATGGTAATGAAGGAAGAGTAAAGCTTGCTGACAATATAGCAGAACCGCTGTTAAATCCACGTGAATCACCAATTACATAAACCGCGTACATTGTGCTAGCAACGATAGCAGCACCGCCGCCAATATCTACACCTAACACACCAGTTAAAGCTGTGTTAATTGTTACGTCAGCTGATGCAACCTTAGGATTTGAATACAAGTTACCGCCGACAAGAATATCGTTAGAATCTGTAGAATCTCGAACTTGACCTGCGCTTACTGTAAGCGTAGTTCCTGTTAAATAAGTTAACTCTGCGCCTCTAACGTATAAATTACCAAGGTTAACCATTGGGCTACCTGGTATGAGTGATCCGGTTCCTGAAGTTGACATAAATTTATCCTCTTAAATTTTCAGGCAAAATGCCTTCGCCGTTGTTTCTATGATGTTCATTGTGATGTTTTCTGCATAACCAGCGAACTTCCAATGGTTTTGTATAGTCATCGTGATGCGCATCCACTTTTTCTGCATTACATATTTCGCATGGCTTCCGAAGCAAAACACCTGTTTTAATACGTTTATTTGTAAAGCCTCGAACCGCTCTTTTATAAACATAAACTGGGTCAGTGCTCGATCTATCCAAATGCTTGCGTCTTTCCATCTCAAGAAATTCAGGCGCTTGTTTATTAAGCATCCTTCTTTCCCTATCGTTTGCGCTATGGCATTCGTTACAATATCCGTGCTGTAGGTTTTCTTTAAGCTTTCCGCATTTGTAACAATTGAAGCTTCTGCCGTCACCAAATGGCCTTTGACCTTTTTCAATTCTGGCGGTTGCTCGCTTTGTCGCAATTGACTCAAGCTTACAGGCTCGACAGTAGCCACTTGATAAAAATGATTTGTCTTTAGGTTTCCCACATTTGCTGCAATTTGGACTTCTTCCAGACCCATAAGGTTGCTTGCCTTTGGCGAGCATATCTGCATCGCGCTTGGCTCGGTTCCTCTTGTATCTACATGCCTTGCAACAACTATCATTTTTGTACTTTTCTTCCCTGTCTATACCGCAATCACTACATTTATTGTTCGCTGCCATCTCACTTCCCCCTTGCTATTAATCCCATCATTATATGGAATTAACAACAAGAGGGGAAACAAATTAGAGTGGAAAAATAACACTCATTGCGAATTCTGGCACCATTGTGTAGCCCCAAATACAATCGTGAGCCATCACTTGGAGATTCTGCCCAAGCACAGTACCCCAATAACATCGCATCGCAACGCCGGTATCCTCGTCATACTCAGAAGCTGAATAGAACGGTTCTTGTGTTGGTAATTTCGGCATTGCAAGGAACACAGGCTCACCAGCATGCACAACACCAGCTCTATGCGAAGGCAGTACAGTTGCTTGCATGCCAGCTATGATATCCACATTGATATTCATAGTGTCGCTTGATGCAGCTTGTAGAGCGCCTGGCAACAACGGAGGGTACAAAGTTACTGTAACTTGTTGGCCGGCAGTTGAAGCTGCTACTGATGCTGATGCAAATTGCACAGGGCTTGCTGATTGAAAATGGCCGATAAATGTTAGGAATCTTAAGTTTGTGAAACCCACTATGTTATCGCTGAATTGGAACTTGTCATACTGTAGCACTGACGCTGCATCTAACGCGGCATCTGTGCCGGAGAAAGTAATTGCAGTGATTTCGCCGTTAGTATTCTTAGTTGTTGATACAACAGTAAGAACTGAACCCTCGATACCTTCAGTGCCAGCTAGGTGAACCGGCAATAAGTTTGACTGATACCATTCACATCGACTGAACGAACCTACTTCCCAGCTCATTGCTGTTTCATCATTACGCTTTGTAGCAAACTGATTTAAACCAGAGCCTACGATATCAGGCACAGCTATGTCGGACAAGAAACCTTTAGTTGAATTTTTAGGTGCGCCAAAGTTTCTGTAAAAGCTAAGCATTTTAGCTAATTGGTTGAATGTTGTGATTTGTGTTACGCCATCACCGTAAAACCTGAATGTGTTTTGCACGCATACATTAGCTACTGAAGCTTCAACGTTAGCTGATAATTCTTCAACTGCAGACTTGGCAAACTTGTCCCAATACTCGTCCACGTTAAATAGAATTTGTTGCGATGTGAAGTTGTAAGCTACGTTTTGTGCGTTATCAACTGTTAAAGTTTGAACACGCTGAACAGACGCTTGAGCTGTAATAACTAAAGAATTGTTTGTTACATAGCGTGGTGTTCTATCAAATGTAACTGTGTCGCCTAAGTTGCCAATTTCATTTTCAAAATTCTTGAACTTGGTGTTAGCGGTAGTTACAAAGCAGTTTAAGTTAATCAAGTATGCCAAGTCAGACTCTTGGTAAGTGGCAACTTGTTGTAATATATTTGTGGCGTCTACAGCCATAGTATTATCTCCAATGTTAAAAATTTTACATCGGACTAGATACTGGGATGGCCTTTAAGTGTGAATACTAGCCTCTAAATCTGGCTTCCTTCCTTAAATCCTTGATCGTCTTTTTCCCGCTATCTTGCCCGGCTACAGAAGAAGATTTCATTTTGGATAGTGGAGCAGGCGACTTTGAGTTATTCACAAGTGCTGTTTCATTCTGTTTAATAGACTGAGACAATTTAGCCATTTCCTTTTTCGCTCTAGGCGGATCGGTTAGGGCTAGCACATGTAAATCGACAAGCTTTCTAGGATTCTTATTCAGCTCATACATGATGTCTGGTAAGTTATCGTATTGGCTCGCCATAATAGTAATTTGAGGATAAGTAGCTGGTGAAAAGTCTTCGGTTACTTCTTTGAAGTCGTCATAAAGCTCGTTGCCTTGTTCCATCTTCTCTAAGTAGCTTTTGGCTATTTCATCAACTTGCGCTTTCTGTTGGTCGCGTTCATAGTTTTGGCGTTGCTCGTCCTGCTGTTTCTGCATACGTGAAGCCATCTTTTCTAGAAGCTCTTCCTCGTTGTATCCACCAGCTTGAGCATTAGGCGCTTGTTGCATTCCACCCATACTACGTTCACGTTCGCGCATTATCTTCGCATGTACTATTTTGTCAACTTCAGACTGCGAAATCATACGTTCCTGTGCTACAGGTGCAGATTGTGCCGCTTCATCTTGTTGACCTAAGTCTGTCGCAATATCTTCACTACTCATTTTAAAACTTCCCTTTCTTTTTTAACCGTTAAAGATAACGTAGACCGTCTGCACGACGTGTGCCGATTTTACCGTGTCGGAACGTATACCGGGTTATGCTGCCCGTCAGTTATCATGAATCGCCTTTCAACGACTCACGGCACTTTTTCTGCACGTGGCAGATAAGCTGTGTTAAATATAGCATGCAAGGTCTTGGTTGTGCAAATTTTGAACAACTTTCATCCACATATAAATTGATTTGTAAATATGTTTTTTTTAACCTGGAAGGTATGAAGCTTAGATTCATAATGGTACAATAAACATTGACGTCCAGCTCCCTAGCTCACACCCATGTGCCTAAAGTAAGGGCGTCAATTCTTGAATCTTGCAAGATAGTATAACGGTAATACGACGGACTGTTAATCCGCGAATCAAGGTTCGATTCCTTGTCTTGCAGCCACGCACTACCGATCTTTTAAAACCGGTAGCAAATCGGTTCTATCCTTGTGGGGGAACTTCACCTTGCTGCATTTGCGCCTCGTTTTGCATTTCAATCTGTTTCTGCTCGCCCTGATGCTTCATTACGTCAATCGCTTGCTGGATAGTTGCGGAAGTGTTAGCCGATGCCGCATTTTCCCGGTCCATGTTTAGCCTGATGTTTGCTTCGCGTGCTTTAAGCTCTAGCTCTTGGCGCTTCAGCTCTGTTTCTTCCTGCTTTTCAGCAATCTTAGCAATAGCCACTGCGAAATCAGCTTCTATTTTTTGCATGCGAGCCTCTGAATCTAGCCTTGCTTTCTCCATTTCGGCCTGAACCATCTTGTCAATTTCTTGCGGTTGGTCTGCAGCGGCTTGGCGCTCTTTCTCCATCTGCGCTTGGAACTGCTCGACCATATCTTTTAACGCCTCGATGCCTGGCAAGTCTAAACTTTCTAGGATTACCGGCAAGCCTTGACGATTAAAGAACTCAGCTAGCGTAGGTGACACTTCCATTGCGCGAGTTAACAGCTCAAAAGATAATTGCTTTTGCACATGAGTGTTTACGCCTGGCTCAACGATTACATTTAAATCGTGAGGGTCATAATTAAACATTAATGCGTCTTCCATTTCTTCAGACTCCGCACTTTCTTCGCCGGACTCTTCCAGTTGACTCTGAACTCCACCCAACCCCATTTGCTGTGCTTTTTGCTGCATTTCTGCTTGTTTGTCCACTTTAGGGTATGGCTGGTTAATGACTTGATAGTCACGCTTGCCGTTTGGAAGTCTAACTGGAATAGTTCGAGGCGTGTTATATATTAGCGGCATCAAGTGGAGGATAATCTCCGCACATCTCTGCATCGAGATAATGAAATTCACATAATAGGGCATAGCTGCAGCGTCTGACTGCATCGCGCCGTTTTGAATAGCTTTGCCGGATATATCATTGCCTCTGACGCCTAGAATTGCATCGTAAGACCCTAAAGTTTGCTGAATAATTCCTTGCGCACCTACAAATGTTTCTTGAACCAAGGGAGGGGTGGGCATTCTTTGCGTGACAGTGGGAGGTGCAACCGGCGAATTCGGGTTCTCGGGGTCAACATCGTTATACGCTAGAGTGCCAGCCATTTGAGGGTATTGCCATTGCTTGATATACGCTTTAGGTATACCTCTGACTGGTATCATATAGGTGTTGCGGGGCATGTCTTCAAGCTCTTGCCCGATAGTTTGCCCTGCGAAGTTGAACAAGCGCTGCGCACCTTTCGCGTGATAAGTGTAAGGCTTGCATCTCTGGCGCATTTGTCCGCCTTGCTCCTCTTGAACATAAGCCGAATTGCCATCAAAAAACACATAGGGCAACATAGGATAGAACGTTTCTTCGCTATCTAGTATCTCATTTTGCGATATTCTGTAGCGCCAAATTGAAGTTGCAGTGGTTTTGCGTCGCTCTAAAATTTCGGGGACTTGCTCTATTCCGTCAAAGTCTTTCACACGCTTGTTATACTCAGGAAGCATCATTGTTTGAGGCCAATCTAGCGTGTTTTCAGCTATGCGAACAAGCGTCGTAACTTTAGGCACTTTCACGTAGTAATCAGCCACTAGCACTATTTTTATATCTTGATTTGTATATGTCCAATTAAAATTCTGGACAGAGCGTGTAAAGTTGAAAGTTTTAGCTTTTGCCTTGCCAAATTCTGTTGCAAATTCCTCTTGTGACATTGGGTACAGCTCAAAGCAAAAGCGACCATCCCCTTTGTGACGCTTCATTGCAAGCGGGTCAAAGCCGCACATGCATGGGTTTGCTACTCTATCTAGCTTTATCCTCTGCAGGAATGATTTCTCGTTCAAGTATTCCGTGACAACTTTTGCAACCCCAAACCCACCGGCTGCAGTGTCGCAATACATATCATCACTAAAACCTTCGCTGTCTGACGCCAGAAATATTTCGTCCAAGTGA